GCGGAGCCTACGGCCCCCACCCGGCCCGCGGTCGAGCCGGCGGCGCCCACCATGCCCACGGTGGCCATGGCGGAGCCTACGGCCCCCACCCGGCCCGCGGTCGAGCCGGCGGCGCCCACCATGCCTCCTGTCGAGCCTACGGCCCCCACCCGGCCCGCGGTCGAGCCGGCGGCGCCCACCATGCCTCCTGTCGAGCCGGCGGCGCCCACCATGCCTCCTGTCGAGCAGGGGCATCAAGAGGCTTTCCAAGCGCCAGGCGTTGCGATCGATTATCAAGGTGATCCAAATTTCGTCTACGGGAAAACAGCGTCAGCGACGGCGAAACCATTCTCGGGGATCGTGTTGCATCATACCGGGACCGAGTCGCTTGAAAAAAGCGTCTCGACCGGAAAAGTCGTTGATCCTGTCAGAAAAGGAGCTTTTGGGTATCACTTCTATATTGGCAAAGACGGAGAAATTGTCCAGGGCGCGCCATTAAGCAAGCGCACCAATCATGTGCAACCCAAAAATGCGAGCGGGCTCAAGAACAATGAGCTGCTTGGGATTGCGCTAGTCGGAACTGGAGAAGAGCCGACACGAGCGCAGCTTGATTCGCTAATGGCTCTTGGAGTACCGTTATCGCGTCAATTCGGGATCAAGCCTGACAAGATCTTTGGGCACGCGCAGATCCAATCCGACAAAGGCCCAAAAGATCTCGGAGAAGGGGTCTCAACAGCAAAAGCGTTGAGGGAAGCGCTTGCCGCGCCAATCGTTGCAGACGATAAAGCGGACACATCGCCAGCGAAAGATCAAAGGTTATCGGGTCTTCAGCAAGTTGCCCCCGTTTCTGATCCAGCCACGCTGCCAGACATCGCGCGGCTGCATGGTGCATTCACCGACACCATTGCTAAGACCGCATCGGTAACTGAGCCGGAGCGGAGACTTGGTGTCCCCAATGCCGATAGCGATCCGTCGCGCTACATTCCACGGATTCCGCCCGATCTGGAGCGGGCAGTCGCGGCGACGACATCACCGCAAGCCATCGACGCACGCTGGCAAGGGCAAGTGTCCATGGATCTCACCTTCCGCGACGCGCGCGGCAATGCGGTGCAGCGACGCCACATGCTGACCGTCTCGGAGCCGCGCATCCCTGGGTCGGGTGGGTCGGACCTGACGGGTGGGCGATTCTCGTGGAATGACACCGTGACGGTGCCGAGCTTCACCTAATGGTCGCGCCAGTTCAGTCGTATCACCCCGACATCCTGATCCTCATCGCCGGTCAGGATGTCACGCGCCACTTGGGCGACCAAGGGAATGTGATCATTCACAAGAACCTCTACGCCCCCACTGGCGAGGCCCGGATTCTGTTCCCTGACATGCCGACCGCAGGCCGGGATTCGCTCTATGGCGTCCTCAACGTCATGGCGTCGATCGAGATCCGCCTGCGGCGTGTCGGTCCTGATGCCGGCGGCTTGTGGGTCACGATGCTCCGCGGGTTCGTCCGCAGTATTGGCCGGGATGAACAGGTCGCGGGTGATGGGCGCGTGCATCGAAGTGTTGTGGTGGTAGCTCATGACACCGGGGCAGCATTTGTCATGGAACAGCTTCACCCATTTATCACCTACCAGAACAAAGGGGTGGCCCTGCCGGCGCCGTTTTCCTGGTTGCGTGAATATCAACTGACGCCGAAACCGTTCCCGGTCGCGCAGTTCGTCTGGGATATCGCGCGCGAGTCAACGAAAGGCATCCTGGGGTGTGCTGGCTGGTCATTCAGTCCAGTCCTCAGCGTCGAAAAAGGCACTGCCCTGGCGCATCAGGCGCTCTCCACGGATGGCCCGGTGTGGGAGTTGTTGACGCGCTATGCCGACCGCCCATGGAATGAGCTTTTCGTCCGGGAGGGTGCCGACCAGCCGGAATTTGTCTTTCGCCCGACCCCGTGGCGCGACATCCAGGACAACCCGCTGCCCGATGCCGTTCCAGGTCCATTCTGGCCGGTGGCGATTCGCGACGTGCTCAGCCTGGCAGCGCATCGGGATGATGCTGAGCTGGTCAATCATGCCTGGGTGCAGTCCCCGCCCGCGATTGCCGCGGCGAACGTCCAAACCATCCTGAACTCATCGGGCGTGCTCAATGCTGGGACGCGCGAGTGTTTTGGCGATCGGATTCAAATCGCGGCCACTTACCTCGGGCCAAGCGACGAGGAGGGTCTTCCATCCTTTCCGCTGCCGCTGGAGCAACAGAAAGCTGCCAATCTTGCGTGGTCGCGCTGGATTCTGGCGCGCCTGGAATGGCTCAAGCTGGCCGGATCAGATATTCATCAGTTCGAGCGCGGCGCGATCACAATCAAAGGCAATCCGTATCCGCGCGTTGGGGATTATTTCACGCTGAGTCGCGGTGCATTCGAGTGGGATGGCTATATTGTCGCCGTTACGAATGATTACGCGCCGTATCGTCGATATCAGACGAACATCGAATATATTCGCGGCAATCAATGGGTTCGCCGGAAAAACGTCTCGAATCCATGGGATCGCGAGCGTATGGTGCAACTGCCATGAATACGTCACACTTCTCGACGGCTACGATTCGCCTGGCGCGGGTGACGTATGCGCACCCAGGAGCGCAAAAGTTCGAGGCGATCTTTCTCGATACGGGTGATTATGTGCGGGACGTGCAGGTGATGACCCCGTATGGCGGAACCGATTTCGGTTATACGACTGGGGTGCCCTTCCCAGATGAAGAAGGGCATGACCCGAATATGACCGAAAACGACGCTGATGTGCGTCATATTGTCGCCGTCATTGCCTGCCTGCAAGGGATGAACATCTGTCTGGGGTATCTCTATCCGCAGATCACCCAGATGGCGTTCACGCGCTCCGACAAGAATCGATTGATCGAGCGTCATCCGTCGGATACCTACCGAACGATTGCCGACGATGGTGACATGGATCTCGTTCACCCTGGCGGGGCCTATATTCGCATGGGTGAAGGCGAGTCCCCGGACACGCTTGAGGGGCGCGACTATGACGGAGTCTGGAAGATCAAGCGGAACAAGGACAAGTCGGTCACCATCACGTTGGCGAGTCGCGAGGCACAAATGCGGTTGACACCGGATGGACGCATCTTGCTGTCTGGTGCAACTTCGATCGAAGCAGAGGCCCCCGCGATCACAGTCAAATCCAGTGAGACGATCGCCGAGTCCAGTCAGCAGATCCGTGCTGAAGCGCCTCTCGTGGACCTCCGCGGGGACACCCTGACACTCACCTCAGACGACATGGCTATCGCAATGAGCGATGGCTCTGCCGGGATCCGCGGTAAGCGGATGGATGTCGAACTGGAGGAGTTTGCAAAAATCGATGCCTTAGACTCGGTCACCCTGAAGGGCGGGGAGCTGGCGAAAGTCGAGGCGCCGACCATTTCTCTGAAAGGGATCACGCAAATTGACGGGGACATCTATATCTAGGGTTCAGCCATGCCAGTCATTTCTCAAAAAGATCGACCTGTCGGACTGGTTGTCATCGATACCGGAGGAATTAGCTTTGGCGGCTTCAGCCTGCCGATCGGGATCCCCACGTTTTATCTGTTTTACCCGCGTCCCGAGGATCTTCAATATACTCACCCGTCGCGCGGGTCCGTCATTCAGACTTTTGACGGAGGTTTCATTGATGACTTCGGTGAAGGGTTGACCGACATTGTTGCCACTGGCCACACGGGCTGGCGCGGCGACCTCTTGCCTGGCGAGCTTAAATTTTACGCCTTGCGGGACCTGGTTGTGCTTGGGTACCATCAAATGCGCGCGGCAAAAGCGGCGGCAGGATTACCGATCGACTCCGTCAAAATGTATTGGATCGACACCCTTAACCTCTTTGTCTATGAAGTGTATCCTATTTCGTTTCAAGCGCGACGCAACAACAAGCGTCCTCTGCTATATCAGTTTACAATTCGCCTTACTGGGGTGCGACGCACCTTTGGGCTGTCCAATTTGCTCGGCAACGTCGCAAAGGGTCTGACATGAGCCGTACTGCACTGCTTGCGATCACGGAACCCGCGAAGATCCTGCCAAGCGCGCAAGATGATTTGGCCCAGACCTCGGCGCAATGCGCGGCATGGGCCGTCCACCGGATCACGGCTTGGAGCGCGCTGTTCAGTATGTTGTCTGTCGTGACCGCGCGCGCGTCCTCGCTGCTGGCGCGGGCGGTGACCGGCACGGCGACAGAGGATGACATCGCCGCGCTCATCAATGCGGAGCGCGTCCTCGCAGCCGCGATGCACCTTCTGCACGAACAGGCATCGCGTACGACGCGACTGGAGCGCCTGCACGCGATGCAAGCGGCTACTGCCGTCCGGGTGGCGCATGCGGCCGTGCTCCTCACGCGCCGCGAAATGGCTGCCAGCTTGTACACCGGGATGACGTGGTCGGTACTCCCCACCAGCCCGCCGATCCGCATCTTGCCAGGGGCAGAGCCGGCGATCGAACAGTTGGGCTTGGATGCACAAGTCTACGGTCAGCAATGGGACGTGCTCGCTTTGGCCGATCTGCTGGGGCGCTTTGTTGTGACACGGCCATGAGTCAGACACGCCAAATCGAGGTGGTTCAGGGCGACTCTTTGCGCGCCATCGCCGCACGCGAATTAGGCGATGCCACACGCTGGGCCGAGTTGGCGCAGCTTAATCAGCTACGACTGCCGTTCCTGGTTGAATCGTACCACCCGGAAGACCGGTTGCCCCACACGATCATTTGGGGCGATCGCATCCTGATTCCCTGGGATTCCAATGGCGCGGTCATCCCGACCCCGGTATCAACGCTGGGTATCGACATCAAACTCGCTGCGGGGCGCATGGTCGCGGTCAACGGTGATTTGGCGCTGGTCAGCGGCCCGGAGAATCTGATTCAGGCGATCAATCATCGAATCAAGACCGTCCTCGGTGAAATGATTCACCACCCGCGATACGGGTGCCTGGTCTCGCTTGCCCTGGGGCTTCCGACCATCCCGTTCGCGAGTCTCGCGGCGGCCAACTGGGTCTATGAAGCGTTGCGCGAAGAGCCGCGGATTGCCTTGATCGAAGCCGTTGACGCCTATGTCGAAGGGGATCAAATTCGCGTCGCGGCGCGCGTGTTATCGGTCGACAACAACACGGCCATCGATCTCAACCTGGTGCTCAATCCATGACGACACCTATCGTCACGCCCAAGCCGTTCGTCGACATCGTCGCTGGCATGATCGAGCGGGTGCGGGTGTCCAGCGACACGCTGACCGATTTCAACGTCGGCTCGGTCATTCGGAGTGTGCTCGAAGCCTGTGCCATTGAGCTTGATGACTATTATCAAGAGCTGTACCTTGGCCTGCGCCGTGCCATTCCGACCGCGATCTATCTTGGTTTCGGGTTTGATCTGCGTCCCGCGGTCGCCGCATCCGGGACACTGGTGTTTACCCGCATCGATGACATGAGCTTGGCCATTACGATTCCGCCCGGAACTCGCTTTGTGTCTCAGACGGGTGAGTCGTATGTCACCAATGCAGCGTTGACGCTGCCATCTGGGGCGGCTTCCGGGCAGGTGACGGCCTCTGCCGAACGGGTGGGCTCGGCCGGCAATACCGGCCCTGGCACAATTCTGCCCGAGCAATCCACCTGGGCCTGGTCGCAGCGGCTCACGGTCACCAATCCGGCACTGTTTAGCGCCGGGGAGGATGCGGAAACGGAAGAGCAGCGTTCGGAGCGGTTTGCCGCGTTCATCTTGGCGCTCGCCCACGGCACCCCGGCCGCGATGGAATACCGCGCCAAGCTGCCGGGCATCACACACCCGACGACCGGCGTCCTGATCGAGCGTGTGCAGCGCGCGGCGGTGGCTGAGACGCCTGGGTACGTCGAGCTGTGGATCCACAACGGCTCTTTCGGCGCCTCGGACGCGCTGGTGGCGCGCGTGCAGGCCGAGATTGACGGCTATCGCGCTGAGACGGGATGGGTGGGCGGGGTCCGTCCTGCCGGTATGCGCGTCGATGTGATGGTGATGAAGGATGTTTTCGTCGACATCGCGCTTGAGCTCAAAGCCCCAGAATCACAACGCGCAAGCGTGCAAGCCGGGATCGCCAATGCACTCGCCGTCTGGCTGATCTCGCTGGTGCCGGGGGCCATCATCCGCCCGATCGACATCATCGGCGTGGCGCTCAGCATCCCTGCCGTCTCCAAAGCGACCATTCTAAGCCCGCTGGCGGATCTTGCCGTGCAGCCCAGCCAAGTGATGCACTTAGGCGACCTGGAGATCACATGGACCGCGTAGCGCGCCAGCTTGCCGCCCGCCTGCATAGCGTTTTCGACCCGGATCCAGACGCGGCGCTGGCGCTGCGCGTGCGCCATCCTGAGCGTGCATCGTGGCGCGTCGAGGGTGACACGCTGACACTCTCGGCCGCGGGGTCGAGCGTCGACTACCATCTGGCACAGTGGACGCTGTCTGAGCTGGCGGCCATGATCACGGCCGACGGTTTCGATGTCATCTCCTTTCATCCCGAGCTCGCGCACTTCTCTGCCCGCATCCTGATTGACGGACACGGCTCTGAGGACAGCAGTAGCGGCGATCACATCACGGCGATCACGTCGCCGACCGCGATCTTGCTTTCCGCCCTCGGACAAGAGCTGCGGCTGGGCGCCGAGACCATCGTGGCCGCGTTGCGGCAACTGCTGTTGCCACACAGTACGGATGAATGGGCGGACCTTTTTGGCGACATTTTCGGGATTCCGCGGCTCCCGAGTGAGCCTGACGCGCACTATACCGCGCGCATCATCGACGAGACGCTGCGTCACCGGAGCAATCCGGCCGCGATCCTGCGGAACATCAAACGCCTGACGGGGTTGGACCTCGAGATTCGAGAACCTTGGCAGGAAGTGGCGTATCTGGATCAGTCCGCGCTGTCAGGATCCGACCACCTACAAGGTGCGCCGATCTACGAATATCACACCATGCAGGTGGTTGCGCGACACGGGCTGGACTGGGGTCCGGTGCTGCGCGAGGCGAACGCGGATCGGCCGGCCGGCACCATCATGCTGCCGCCCGCGACGCACCCCTGGCCGTGGCTCAATGATGAGATCAAGCCCGTGCCCACGCTGGGCCGGGTCGATGTGCGCGCGGATTGGCTGCGCCTGCATGCGCATGGCGTGTTGTCGCGTGATCTGCTGCTGTCGCACATGCGCCCGCCCCCCGTGTTCCGGTTCTCGCCGGTGATCGTGCATGGCATGGGTTGTTCCGGCCTGCGCGGGCCTTACGGCACGATTGACGAACTGCGTGGTTGGTCGGGCCTCTGGGACAGCCGGGTCTGGTCGCAGCCGTCCGACTATCCTGTGGAGATGTTCCCTCCGCATGACATTTTGGCCGCGGATTATCAGGGCATTTTCCGACTGAACGACTCGCCGATGGGAATCCCTGATCGGTTGCAGTACGACACCTCGAGCCTGGTCTTTGCCGTCCAGCAACTTGGCGCCGGGCCTGGCCTCGAAACGCTCACGGTGGCGGCGTCACGTCGTGACGTGCACGTTGGGCATCTTTTCTTGAACGCTTCCGGCTTGCTGTCGCTCGACCTCGGGTTGTCGGATACGCCACCGTCGCCCGTGACGGGATTGAGCGTGACGACCATTCGCCAGTCGTGACAGTACGCTGAGCGAAACGTGACGCGAGGATCATCATGGCCGTTTTGAACACTTCCGGGCGAGTTGCGGTCGCCGAGGCGCTGTCGGTGCGTCCCATGCACCTCGCCTGGGGGACAGGCGACCCCACCTGGGATGAGACCCCTGTCGCGGAATCGCTCGATGCGACGGGATTGACCAATGAGCTGGGCCGGGTGCAAGCCTCCGTGGTCGGATTCGCGGAGCCTGACGAGGTTGGCGAAATTCTTATCCCGACCGGTCGCTTTACCGTGTCCAACACGCCGACCAATCATCTCTACCTGCGCTTCGACTTCGATTTCGTCGACGCTGCCGATCAAGTCATTCGCGAAGCGGGGGTGTTTTTGGACTCCACCATTGTGAACGGCCTCCCACCCGGCCAGCGCTATTTTGTGCCAGCAGAGGTGTCTAGCCCAGGACGATTGCTCGCCATTGAGCATTTCGCGGGCGTGGTCCGGTCTCCGCTGGTCCGCCAGCAATTTGAGATGGTATTGACGATCTAAGCCATGACAATTGAATTGCCCCAATACTATGATCGCTTCGATCGTGATGAGTATTACGATCGACATCTGTTTTTTGCGGGGCGTGTCCTGCAAGCGGCAGAGCTCAATGAACTGCAATCGGCCAGCATGGATCGCTTGCAGCAAGTCACGGATGCGTTGTTTGCGGATGGGGATGTCGTGTCTGGTGCCGAGGTCGTGGTCAATGCGACAACGGGCGCTTGCGCGTGCGGATCCGGCGCCATTTATCTGCGGGGCGCGGTGCGGGGGGTCCCGCCAGGTCAGCTGACCATCGCGACGACTGGTCGGGTGGTCATTGGGATTTACCTCCAAGAATCCGTGGTCACGGAGCTGCAAGATCCGAGCTTGCGCGATCCGGCAATCAGTGTGCGGAACTACCAAGAGCCCGGCGCGGCGCGTTTACGGATCGAGCCGGTGTGGGGCTATGCCGATGACGGGCAAACGGGTGCCTTCTTCCCGATCTACCAGGTGGAAGATGGTCTGCTGTTGTCCAAAGCGCCACCACCCCAAGTCGATGCGATCGCGGTGTCCATCGCCCGCTATGACAGACAGTCCTCGGGGGGGTACTACATCTCGAGCGGCCTGAATGTCACCCGGCTGGCGGACGAGGATGGGAAGCAGGTCTACAGCATGGCGGATGGCGTGGCGCGTGTCGCCGGCCAAGAGATCATCCGGCAGCATGCGCGGCGACTGGTCTACGCTGCGGCCCCTGACACGCGCACGGTCCTCCTTGAGCCGCATCTGGTCGAAGAAACGACCGGCACCGATCAGCGCATCGATGTCAATCACATCCCGATCTATCAGATCCTCGATCATGCGGTCACCCGCGTCGTCACCGAGACCAGTATTACCCATGGGGCGTTCTCCGGCTCATTGGATGCGCTCACGCACTCGCCGGTTGTGCAGATTCTGGAAGTCACGCAAGGTGAGACGACATACACGAAGACTGATGACTACAAACTGACCGCCGACAAGGTCGATTGGTCGCCTGGCGGTCTGGAGCCCGCTCCGGGCTCGACGTATAGCGTGACCTACCAATACATCGACACCGCGACGGAACCCACGGATGCCGATGTCGATGGCTTCGCTGTGCCCGGCACGATCACGGTCGATGTCGCGGGCGGTCTGACCGCGGATGCCGAGCTTGTCACGGATACGCTGGTCCAGGTGTCCTACACCTGGGCCATGCCGCGTTTTGACCTGATTTGCCTGGACCCTGATGGGGAACTGAAAACCGTCAAAGGGGTGTCGTCACCCGTCCGCCCCAGAGTTCCATCGACCCCGAACGGTCTGCTGCGCATCGCGACCATTGATCAGCAGTGGACATCCGATACGCGGGTCATCAACAACGGCACCAAAATGGTGTCGATGAGTAACCTGAACGACATCAATGGCCGCGTGGACACGCTCTTTGCCCTGGTCGCCGAGGAGCGGCTGGCGCTCAACCTGACGCAGAGGGACGCGACCGCCAAGAAAGGCGTCTTCACTGACCCCTTCCTGGATGATGATCTGCGTGACCAAGGATTGACGCAGACGGCAGCGATCTTCGACGGCGAGTTGACGCTTGGCATTGACTCGACCGCCCATGCCGTCGCCCTGCTCAATGTTACTACGCTGGATGCGCGCGTCCTGGTCGAGCTCGACGAGACCGTTGGGCCAACGGAACTGGCGATCAATCAACCCTTGCGCACCGGCTCGATGAAGGTCAATCCCTATGACGCCTTCTCGCCACTACCAGGCGTGGCCAAACTGACGCCAGCGGTCGATTACTGGACCGAGTTCGATACCGCATGGCTGTCGCCGGAAACGCGGCAGTTCGATGAGCTGGTGTGGACTCGTCAGTGCGTTCGGGACACGGTCAATCTCACGCTCATCGGTCGCCTGATGTCGCGGGTGTTTAATCGTTGTCGCCGTTGGGGCCGTCCGGTCCTGGTGGGCGAGACGGAGATCAGTGAGGTCGAGGTCGAAAAAGTTGGGACTCGATACGTCGACTTGCAGTTTCTGCGAGAGATCGTCGTCCGGTTCGATCTTTCGGGGTTCGCGCCAAATGAAACGCTGCAAAAGGTCATTTTTGACGGGCGTGAGGTCAATTTCGAGGAGGTGGCGTAATGCCCATCACAGCCAACGCACAGGGGCAGTTAAGCGGTCGCTTCCAGATCCCGGCGAGCGTTCCCGCGGGATCCAAGCTGATCGAGTTCCAAGGCTCGGCGACCAATGCGTTTGCCACATTTGTCGGCCGCGGCACGCTCAAGATCGACGAGCTGCGCACCGTCACAACGCAAGTCAATCGGCGGCTGCTCACTTGGCGCGGTGATCCGCTGGCGCAGACCTTCACCATGCCCGAACGGCAGCAGGTTGCCGCGGTTGACTTGTGGTTTACGGCGATCGGTTCCACGAACGTGCTGGTCCAGATTCGCGATGCAGCGATGGGCCTGCCGACGCTGGACGTGGTGGCGGAGTCCATCTTAACTCCCGCCGAGATCAGCCTAGATGGCTGGACGCGCTTTCGGTTCCCCCCGACGGTGCTCGAGGCCGACCGCGAGTATGCGCTGGTCGTGGCCTGCAACGACGCCGTGTCGGCCGTGGGCGTGGCCGGCCTTGGCGAGTTCGACGCCGGCACACAGGCATGGGTCACGAGCCAGCCGTATCAAATCGGCGTGTTGTTGTCGTCGTCGAACAATCGGACGTGGACTCCGCACCAGACCAAGGACCTGACATTCCGGCTCCTCGCGTGTGATTATGACGTGGAGACCAATGTCGTCGAGGAGGGGCAAACCCAGAAGACCATTGTGCTCGATCCAGTCACGGTCACCGATGCCGATCATCTGGTCGTCATGGCCGCGGTGGACCGCCCAACGCCGGAGTGCGATGTGGTCTTTGCCGTGACGGTGGACGGCGTGGTGTATACGGTCGCCGAAAGCCAGCCCTGGACACTGCCGGCGCGTTACTCGGGACAAATCACCTGGAGCGCGATCCTCACCGGGACCTTCGTCGATTCACCCGTGCTTTACCCGGATCTCTGCCTCGTGGCAGGCAAGCGCCAAGCGTCCAGTGATTACATCTCGCGGGCGATGCAGACCAACATCGGCGACGGGCCAGATGTCAAGGTGACGGCATATTACGACGCCTTCTTGCCTGGCGCATCCAGCGTCGATGCCTTCGTGGAAAATGGCTCGGGCGTCTGGCTGGCGTTGCCCATCATTGATGGGACCGAGCTTGGAGATGGCTGGGTCGAAGTCAAAAGGGAAGTGGAAGAGTTCGATCAGACCGAAACGCGCGTCAAATTGGTCCTGAATGGATCCGCGTTGGCGTTGCCACGGATCCGGAATTTGCGAGTCGCGATCACATGATCGATCAGCGCACGACGTATTTTCAGTTTGCGCTGCCGCATCCCGCAAATGCGCTGGATGCCGATGTTAATCGTCTGCGCTCAGCGTTATCGGGAATTGACAATATGCTGAATTGGGCGCGCCAGCGCCTCAATTCCGATGATAGCGTATTGGGAACCATGGATGGCCTAGTCAGTGCGATTCGTGCAATACAGTCGCAACTTGATCTGATCGGCATCGCCGGTCATACGACGTTGTCCTACGACAATCAAGGGCGCGTGACCAGTATGTCGGAAGTGTCGCTCGATCAGCAGACGACGCGCACGACCACCTACCTGTATTCCCCAGATGGCACGTTGGGCACCACGACCGTGGTTGTGGGTGAACGCACCTATGTCACCAGCTACGGCTATACCAATGGCCGCTTGACTAGCATGACCACCCAGGAGCAGTCATGAGCTTACTGCCTCTCATCCACAACTTGGCTCACGACCTTCTGGACAGGCTCACGGTTGGACGCAGTGCCAATCTCGATGAGATATCAGGCAGTCGCATGGCGAAACTGGACGCGGTCGAGACACGGCTGACCGCAGCACGCGCCCAATATCTGGACTTGATCGCGCTACTCGATCAGCGCCTGACAGCGGCTCGCGCGACCGCGTTGGATTCCCTGAGTGCCATTGCGGGTGATCTTGACGCGCTCGAGGGAAGGCTCACAGCGAATCGGGCCACGCGACTCGATCAACTGGATGCGGCGATCTCGAGTCGCGCTCCGGCCTCGACGGCGCTCGAGAATACGACCTGGACGGCGGGCCGGGCGATGAAGCTGGACCAGGTTGACGCGGCGATTTCGAGCCGTTTGGGTGCCATCAAGGCGGTCTATCGAGGCACTATTACCCTCTCCAGCGGCACGAGTACCGCAAGCGCGGCACTGGGCGGGACAGTCAACCTGGCAAAGACCCTGCTGTTCCCACTAGGGAGTACCGTCAATGTAGCGTCTTATCAGAACGACGCCATGGCATTGCTGTCGCTCAATGCCACCAGTGTCACCGCCACTCGCGCTGATAACGATGGCACGATGGTTATCGGATATCAGGTCGTTGAGTTCAACTGATGATCAGCCTCAAGCAGTGGATGGCGAGCGTTGTCCAGAACTTCAACACGCATCTCTCTACGCTCGTCAGCCATGGCGTGCACGGCATCTCGGGATGGGGGGGTGTGCCGAAAGCCTTGAGCGCACAGGCAGCTCCCGGCACCGAGGAGACTGTCGCAAGGGGTGATCACGTCCACCCACTGCCCACCGCGGCCGACGTGGGGGCCATGTCGACAAGCCATGCGGCCAATACACTTACCGGGTTCGGGGTCCCGGTCGGCCTGGGGTCGGCAGCGGCTGAGGGTGATGCGACCGCGGTCGCGAGATCCAATCATGTCCACCCGACGACGGGGCTGTTGCTGACGACCGACCGTGGCGGGACCCCGGTTGCCCTAGGGTCAGCGGCGGCGGAGGGCGATGCGACCACGGTCGCTCGATCCAATCATGTCCACCCGTACCCGACCGCGGCCAATGTCGGAGCCATGGCGACCACTCATGCGGCGAACGCCATCACGGGCTTCGGGTCGTCCGCGACCGCCCTGGGGGCCTCGTCCGCGGGGACTGCGACCACGGTCAGCCGCTCGGATCACCGGCACGCGATGCCAGCATTTGGCGACATTACAAATGTCCTACTGACAGGTCTGAAAACCAACCAGACGCTGGAATGGAATGGTGCCAATTGGATCAATATCGATAAATGGGAATATGCACATCCAACCGGGGACGGGTATTCTCATGTGCCAGCGACCGGTACCGGGAATAGTGGAAAGATCTTAAAAGCAGGCGCTACGGCGAATAGTGCATTCTGGGGAACACTTGACGCAGATGACGTGGGGGCATTGCCTGCATCCGGCGGCACGCTGACCGGCACGCTCGCGTGTCATGGCTATCGCGGTCGCGCAGGGTTTTCAGGCGCCTATGGTGAAAGCTGGGTCAATCTGAATTTTGAATATCGAAGCTGGGAGCGGGTGCATTTGTGGCTCGCGGATTATGATTTTGGGGCGATTCGGACAACCGAGCACCTGCAAACGTCTGATCCATTGGGTTTAGGGGTCGCGTCACCTGGTGATAGCGAGAACGTCGCGCGCGCGAACCATGTACATCCGATGCCTATCGCGGCCAATATCAAAGCCGGGACAGAAGATAATAAACCGCTGATTACGGGGACTGGCGGCGCGATTACGGCTGGTAGTTTCGGAACTGGACTTAACGACTTCTGCCGGGGCAATGACAGCCGGCTGAGTGATGCGCGGACGCCGACGAGTCATACTCATAAGGCTTCTGATATTACTAGCGAAGTTTTAGCAATAGCTAGACTGCCAACAATTGTTGAGGTCGGCACTGCTGATGTAGATGCACCGACAAGCCATAGAGCTTTAACAACTAATTTTCTTACATATTGTGAAACTAATGTAACATTGTCTGGAACAACTACACTTTTGGTTGTTGCCTTTTTTCAAGGATATGGATCAAGATCATCTGGCACTGATGATCATGGCGCATCATTTCAAGTTATCAGAGCAACAAGTACATCTGTTATTGCTGAAACTTATGCAGCATTTATGTCTGGCGGTGCATCGGGAGCTTCAACTATTGGAGGCGGAAATACAGTATTAACTACATTAAGTCTTGGGTCTGGAACCCATACATTCAAATTACAGGCGAAATATTTTGGAAGTTCAGGGTATCTTGTTAGAGCATCAATTCAAGTGTTCAAACTCTTTAAATAGCAAATAGACCATTGCCATGCCCGCTGCTGGCAGTCCCTCGTTGTCTGGCTGTGCCGGGATTTGTGCGGAACCATCGCAGGGGCAAGCCGCGTGTAGCTTGGCAAGACAGACCAGCGCACGGCGCGAGCGGCTAACCTGTTGTTATGACACGGCCTATGACGGGCCTGTCGGTCTTTTAATCAGGTGGTCGCGCGTTCGAGTCGCGCAGGGCGCACCAGTTTTCAAGTAGTTAGGCGGTCTTGCGGTCTTGGTCCTGACCCCCTGTGCCGGGAATTGTGCGGATTGGCTCTTCGATCCGCCCGGCATAGCCCGCCAGATGCTCGGCCGACAGGTGGGCGTAGCGGCGCACCATTGCCGCGGTCGCCCATCCTCCGAGCTCCTGAAGGACGTGCAGCGGGGTCCCGGACTGGACGTGCCAGGATGCCCAGGTGTGCCTGAGATCGTGCCATCGGAAGTCATCGATCCCCGCGCGGGTGAGCGCATGGCGCCAAGCCCGAACGCCGGCCTTGATGATCGGCTTTCCGCGATAGGTGAAGACCCGCTCGGGGTGGCGTCCTGCCTGTCGCCTGAGCACGAGCATCGCATCCCGGTTCAGTGGCACCGCGAGCCCGCGGCCGGTCTTGCTCTCGTCCGGGTGGATCCATGCCTGCCAGCGCTCGAGGTCGACCTGGTCCCAGCGGAGCCCCGTCACGTTTGCCTCGCGCAGTCCGGTCGCCAGACTGAAGCGCGCCATCTCGGCGAGATGCTCAGGCAGCTCGGCAATGAGCCGGTCCGCCTCTTCGCGCGTCAGCCAGCGCACTCGTCGCGCGGGCTCGGGCAACAACCGCACCGCGGGGGCCTTCTCGATCCAGCCCCATTCGCGCTCTGCACGCCGCAGGATCGCCCGCAACAGGGCGAGGGTACGGTTGGTCGTGGCATTCGAGACACCGCGCTGACGGGCGCGTTTGATGGCGTCCACGCGGTCCTGGTCGAGCTCGTCCAGCATGGCGTCTCTTAGGTGCCGGTCCAGCCAACGCAGGTGCGAGAGGTCGTCTGTGTGACTCGCCTTGTGCCGGGTCTCTTCGACCCACCGGACAACAGCATCCTGCCAGGACCGCCGCGGACGCTCGCCCATCCGCTCGACCCGCCACGTCTCCTGCTTCAGCCGAGCTTCCCATTCTTCCGCCGCTTTCCGCTCGACAGTGCCAGAACTTCGGCGTACTTCCCGCCCGTCGGGTGTC